ATTGAAGAAAAAGCAGAATGGAAAGCGAATTTTGCAAAACGCCATGCAGCAGAGCAAAAGGAACTGCAAACGCAACTACGGATTTCACAAGTTGAAAAATACGCCAACATCAACCGGATTGAATTTGAAAATATGAGCGAAACGGTTTTTGCCGGTTTTCTAAACGGGCTCGAATTACAGGCAAAAAAGGAAGAGGAAGAGCGCCAACAAATCGCAGCGGCCAAAGAAGCGCAGGAAAAAAAGGAAGCGGAAGAAAGGGAATTGCAACGGAAGGAAAACGAACGGCTGAAAATAGAAGCAGATGCAAGGGAAAAGGAAATTGCGGCGGAGAGAAAAAGGATAGAAGCCGAACGCGAAAAGGAACGGGTTGAGGCGCAAAAGATTGCCGCCGAATTAGCCGAAAAAAAAGAGGCCGAACGTAAAGCGGAAGAGCAGCGAAAAGCGCACGAGGCAGAGAAAGTCAAAGAAGCGGAACGGCTAAAGAACGGCCCCATAAAAACACAATTAAAAGCGTGGGTTGAATCGTTTTCCCTCCCTGAAATAAACGCAGACCACGAAGCAAAAATCAGGATTGCAGAAAGTTTTAAAGACTTCAAGAAGTGGGCAGCCAGCCAAGTGCAAGAAATCCCGTAGAGGGGAAATGTTTCAAATCGGCAAAACGAAGTTAGGGTGCCGCCTGAGAATACAAAGAGTAAAAACAACCTGACGATAATGAGGGAATTTGCACTGGCCGGTTTTGGAGGTTGTACCGGCCATTTTTTAACCATCAAAATTTAAAGACATGAATATGTCTCAGGATGCGGTTAAAGCGCTGATAAGTGAGTTTTCAGGTTATCAAACTTCTATTTCCAAGGTCGATATGCAAGCGGAAATCAAGAAGCTTGGCATTGAAGGCCAGGACATGATTACCAAGACCAATCAGTGGATGCAAAATAACTTAGATCCTGATGTGGCCGAGACAGTTAAGACTTGGATTCAAACTGCTGACGATATGAGGGCTTTAAATGCCTTGCGCGCTTTTCAGCCCTTGAGTCGATCTCCAACTATTTCGGATATGCAAGCTGCCGTTTCATATGAAACATTGAAGGAAGTGAAGAACGAGAAGATTAATAACTGGCAGAAATACCAGGATGATGTTAACTACAGAGCTTCAGTTAATGACAGGATGGCGAGAGCAATTCATCGCCAAGATGCACAAAAAAAGAGATAGTTGACTCAGTCTGAAATTGAGGCTACTATCAATATATATCAAGACCCGAAAGGACACTCTTGTTTAGTTTTAACGATTAAGCAATAGGCCCCTTCTTTCGGGACACTCCAAAAATGGACCCCGTTAAAAGATTGGATACCCTGAAAAGTACAACATTTTTTAACACCATTTTTGGAGAATATCCCATGTCTATTTTCGTCACCAATGTCGCCGTAACCGAATTTGAATCCGACGTCCATGCCGAGTTCCAAGCTAAAGGATTTAGAACTCGTAACTCTATCCGTTTACGTAACAACGTAGTCGGCGCAACACTAAGTTTCCCAGTCTCGTCACAAGGTATCGCTCAACAAAAAGCACTTCAGGCTGACGTTGTTCCTATGAACATCGAGTACACACCTGTTCCTGTGACTTTGACCAACTGGCATGCTTCTGATTATTCAGACATCTTTGCTCAAGCCGAAATCAACTTTGACGAACGCATGGAATTGGTTAAAACCTCAGCCATGTCAATTGGTCGTCGTATGGACCAAATGGTTATTGATGCTCTTGATGCTTCTACTCCTGCAACTATCATCGTTGATGGTGGTACAAACTTTACCTACGACAAACTTCGTGAAGCTATTGCTGGCCTTCATGCTAATAACGCAGGTGACGGTGGTATTTACTGCTTAATCTCTGCTGAGGCTGAATCTCAACTACTCGACGAAGAACAGTTAACCTCATCTTTCTTTGTTAACCAAAAAGTTATTGAGAATGGCGGACTTCAAGGCCTTAAATTAGCCGGCGTTAACTGGATTGTTATCGGAAACATGACTGAAGGTGGATTGCCAAAAGCTGGAAACATCCGTCAGTGCTACATGTATGACAAGCAAGCCATCGGTATGGGTATTGGTATCGATTTCAGAACTGAAATCAACTATGTACCTGAAAAGCTTTCCTGGTTAGTTTCTTCATTATTTAAAGCAGGCGCAGTTGCCATCGATGAATTAGGTATCGTTCAAATCGCAATTGACGAAACTGCATAACGGATAAAAAGGAGAACTATTATGGCTTTTGTACTAAATCACTTTAATAACACCTCTGCTGGTAAGGGCGACGCTCCAAAGCAGTGGGCATACCAAAGTTCAACGGACGCGATTACCACAATTGATGATTCTGGCTACTTCAATACTGTAGTTGGATACCTTAGATTGGGCGATATCATCTATATTAAAGACTCAAGTAACTCTGTTAGCCAAAGAACGGTTAACTCTGCAACTGGCGTTACTCCTGTAACCACGATTGCTTATGCTTATACGGGAACGATTGGAACCTCTGATATTGCTGATGGCGCTGTAACTTCAGCCAAGATTGCAGCTGCTGTCGCTGGCGCTGGCTTAACAGGCGGAGCTGGAACAGCATTAGCTGTAGTAGTGGATGACAGCACTTTGCAAATCTCAACTGATACGGTTCAGATTAAAGACTTGGGCGTAACGGCTGCCAAATTGGCGCTTTCTGTTCCAAGAACCGTGACTGTTGCCATAACAGCCGCCGAGTTCTTAGGGGCTTATGCGACTCCTAAGGTTTTAGTAGCTGCAGGCGGGGCCAATACACTCCACTTAGTTCATGACGTGGCGTTTGAGGTTAACTATGGCTCTGCTCAGTTTGCTAATGGTGGTGCAGTTTATATTCAGTATGACAGCACGGCAAATGGTGCTGGGACTAAAGGTTCTGCCACAACTGCTGCTGCAACATTCAACGGCTACACAGCGGATTCTACTGTTGGAGCTGTTGGCGCTTTAGCAAGTGCGGCAAGTTCAACAACCGTGAATAAAGGGCTTTATCTTTCAAATGATACAGCGCCATTTATTACGGGCGACTCAACCATGAACGTTCACATCACTTACTCAACTGTAGCAACCGCGGTTTAAGGAGAACAAACATGGCTTTTAGTCTAGATACGTGGGAAGGAGTGAGTTCGGGCGCCGCTGGGGCGCCTAAACTCTGGGAGTATAAAACTGAAGATGACGTGGCCGATGTAGCTGTTGATGGTTATTTCAACGAGATTTCTAACATGCTTAATCTCGGAGATTTAATTTATATCGTAGCGGCAGATGGCATAGAGCAAAGAACCGTTATAACAGAAATTAGTGTTGAGCCGGTTGTGACAGGAGGCTTCGTTTTTAGCGGCCTAATTCAAACCGATGACATTGATAATAGTGCCGTTACTGCCGACAAGTTAGCTGCATCTGTTGCGGGCGCAGGTTTGACGGGTGGCGCAGGAACGGCCCTTGCTGTTCAGGTTGATAGTGTTGGTGTTGAAATTAACACAGACACTTTGAGACTAAAAGATTTGGGGGTGACCAACGCTAAATTAGCTTTGAATATTCCTAGAACTGCAGTCGTGAATGTAACCTCGGCTGAATGGATAGCCATGAATGCAACACCGAAATTATTGGTGGCTGCTCCTGGTGCAAATAAGATGCATCGCGTGATGAATGTGCGTTATGAGATGGACTATAACAGCGTTCAGTACACCTTGGGAGGAAACGTGGCGGTTCAGTATGACTTGACGTCATCAGGAACGGGAACTTTAGCTTCGGCTGTAGTTGCTAATACTGTGTTCAACGGATATACGGCTGACTCAACTGTTGGCGCAGCTGGGGCATTAGCCACTTCTGCTAGTACAACGACAGTTAATAAAGGTTTGTATTTAAGCACTCCAACTGCATTTGCGTCTGGAAATAGTCCAGTTCAAGTGTATGTAACATATGAAACTATAACGACCACAGTATAGTGGGTTGCGCTCGGTCCTAGTCCTTCCGGGCGCATTTTAGGAGAAAAAATGTCATTTCGTATAGATGCTTTTGATAATGTAACCTCAGGAATGAGCCGTGGGCCAAAGATTTGGTCGTATTCTAGCTCAACTGACACGTTAGCCGAAATATTAGCTGCTGATTATTTTGAAGAGGTAAAAGAAAGGCTTTATAGAAATGACCTTATTTATGTTGCCGCATCAGATGATGTGGAACTGATAAGGGTTACATCAGAAAATGGCGATACGCCAACAACGGTAGTTTTTGTTCCGGCATCAGGTGGGGCACCATCAGACGCTACTTATATAACTCAAATTCCCAATGTAGATTTAGCAAACGAACAAGCACTCTCTCTGCTAGCAAGCGGCATAATGAAAGTAGCAACCGGCACTGGAGTTATATCCATTGCTACACCAAACGTTGATTATCAGGTCGGAAGTCCAGCATTGACGTCGATTTCGGCACTTACTACCGCTGCGGATGAGATGATTTATACAACTGCAAGCAATACTTATGCTACGACAGGACTTACTTCTGCCGGCAGAGCACTATTGGATGATGCAACAGCAGGTGACCAGCGAAACTCATTGGGTTTGGGAACTATTGCGACCCAAAACTCAAATAATGTCACGATTACTGGCGGGTCAATCACTGGAATTACAGATTTGGCTATAGCCGACGGCGGTACAGCCGCAAGCACCAACACAGCCGCCATCAATAATTTGGTGAGTGGAGCTTCCTTAACAACGGCCACGGTATCTGGAGCCGACCTCGTTTTAATACAGGACTCCAGTGATTCCAATAATTTGAAAAGCGTGACAGTTCAGTCAATCGCCGATTTAACCCCGGGAAGCGTAACAAGCGTATCTGGAACAGCAGGGAGAATAACCTCAAGTGGTGGCTCAACTCCCGTTATAGATATTGACGCAACATATCTTGGCCAAAGTAGCATAACGACACTGGGTGCAATCTCAAGCGGAACATGGGCCTCAACAGCCATCCCTGTGACAAATGGCGGAACTGGCTTAACAACCATGACTACCGCCTATGCGCCTGTGATTGCAGGGACAACAGCCACGGGAAATCTCCAGGTGGCATCCACAGGGTTGGCAACATCAGGATGGGTTTTAACTTCAAACGGAGCTTCCGCAGTTCCGTCTTTTCAGGCCCCAGCAGCAGCTGGAGTAACCAGCGTTTCAGGAACCACCAATAGAGTTACCTCAACAGGAGGAGCGACACCTGTTATTGATATATCGGCGAGTTATGTAGGCCAGAGCTCAATAACCACATTAGGCACTATTACAACCGGAGTTTGGACAGGTACAACTGTTGCTGTGACATCTGGCGGGACGGGTGTGGCGACGATGACAACAGCTTATGCTCCGGTTTGCGCTGGTACTACCGCAACTGGCGCTTTACAGGTGGCATCCACCGGTTTAGGGACGTCAGGTTTTGTTCTTACATCCACAGGAGCCAGCTCACTTCCATCTTTTCAAGCGGTAACCGTGCCCGCGGCCACAACAAGTGGGGCCGCAAAGTTCTGGCTTGTGGCAGCAGGAGCTGGGACGTCAATTATATCTAGCTTTAACGTTACAAGCGTTACTGATACTGGGCCCGGCGACTTAGCAGTGACTATTGCCACTGACTTTTCAACCGCAAACTGGTCTGGTGCTGTATCGACTGTATCAGCAGAAACGACTTCTCGGTGTTACTACTCAGCCAAAGCTGCAGGGACATGCTCTGTTTTTAATTTTAATGGTGGTTCAAAAGGGGACCCAACAAACTATTCATTAGTCGGATTTGGCGATCAATAATTGGAGATTTTATGAGACATTTAATAAAAAAGAAAGACGGTTCAGTTGCGATTATGACAACAGTTTCAGATGACATTGAGCCTTCAAATGAATTTATGAAGTGGAGCCAGGAAGCGAATGACGAAATCGAGTCTCATCGCCCAATGGATGATTCTGAAATGCCAGAAGACAGGTATTTTAGAAACGCCTGGATGCATAAGAATGACAAGCTTGAAGTAGACATGGAGAAAAGCCGAGATATTCATCGGAATGTTTTAAGAGAACTTAGAAAGCCACTACTTGAAGAGCTGGATGTTGAGTTCATGAGAGCGTCTGAAGCTGGTGATGAAATAAGAAAGGCTGCCGTTGGCATTAGAAAACAGCTTTTAAGGGATTTGCCAGATTCTAGAGAAATTACAAATGCTACGACACCAGAAGAATTGAAAGCGTTTATGCCATCTATACTTCTATAGGAGGAAATATGTCCGCTCCAACAACCGATATTGAAATTATGTCTACAGCCGTTGTCTTATTAGGTAAGAAACCTTTTACGACCATAGCCGATGACAGTGAGTTTGCTGTAAGTACCCAGATGTTCTGGGATTTGTTGGTCTCATCTGAACTTGCCAAGAACATGTGGAAGTTCGCCACAAAGATTGTGGATTTGTCTCAGGTTGCGGCCTTCAACCCAGACTTTGCCTGGTATAACACAGCATATGACTTGCCATCTGACTTTCTGTCCTTAGTGAGAGTTTATCCTGACATCCCGTATCAAATCTTCGGAAGAAGGATTTATTGTGCATCAACAGGTCGATTACAGCTTATTTATAACTGGGATGTGCCGGTTAGTTACTGGTCAGCCCCTTTTAAAGAGTACATGGTCTATGCCTTGGCATCTAAATTGGCGCCATCAGTCACTGAAAACGTGAACATGACGCAAATCATGATGCTAGAAAGAGACAAAGCAAAGGCAATCGCAATGTATGTTGACTCTCAAAACTCTCCAAGCGTTCCAATTCAAAGCTCACCCTGGATTGAAGCCAGACTTAATGGGGCCTGGAACTGGGGAACTGGCAGCGGAAGCTTTAGCGGATGGTAACCAATGGGAATTAAACAGATACAGGCCAACTTTAGTTATGGGGAATTAGACCCGAAATTGTTGTGCCGTCCAGACTTTACAGGATATTACAAAGGTGCACGAAAGCTTCGAAATGTTTTATGCATTCCACAGGGTGGTGTTAAGCGCCGTTTTGGAACCGAGTATGGATTTACAGTGGTCAATACTGGCAGCGCTAATGCTCCTGTTACAAGTATCGATGAAATAAGAAGTCTGATTTTTGACTTTACAAAGATTAAACATTTCTTGATTGTCTTAAGGCCAAATGGTGCAACCAATGTGGCTTTTGACATCTATTTAGACAATGTTCTTCAGGCAACGGTTACATCGACAGCTTATACGCGTTCACAGATTAAAGAGATGAACTTTGTAAAAGCTCAGGATAGAATTATTGTTTTGCACAAAGAGATTCCGCCTAAACAATTAGTTCGAGGCGCAAACGACGCAACGTGGACGCTAACCACAATATCTTTTTCTTATATTCCTACGTTTGATTTCTCAATTATAGATGGAGTGACCTATTCAGGGCCAACAGATTCATTCACAATAGCGGCAGGTAGTGGTGTTGGTATAGCGCTTCTTTCAAACAACCCAGTTTTTACATCGGGCCATGTTGGCGGATTATTTATTGGCGGTGGAGGAATTGCCAGAATAACAGCAGTTACAAATGCTACAACGGCAGCTGTGACAGTTATTAATGATTTTGATGCCGGATATGTTTTTCCAAACATCATGCTTGGCGTTAATGTTTTTCTAAAAAGCAAAGCGTGGGGAGATTATACTGGCGTTGCTCCAGCAGGAAAGAATAGAGGATGGCCATCATTAGGGGCCTTCTTCCAAAACCGATTAGTGATAGGAAACTCGTTGGCGCTTCCAAACCTTCTTTGGGCGTCTAATGTATACGAATTTTATAAATTTAATGATGAGGATGGTGATGCACTTGACTCATTCTCTATCGGCATCGGTTCTAATGGTAATGAAGAAATCCAGGATATCGTCGCAACCAAAGCCTTGGTTGTTCTTGGCTTTTCTGGTATATATGCTACTTCTTTATTCATCGATTTGCCTATAACGCCTTCGAATGCTTTTTTAAATGAACAATCTAGAGATGGAGCCTCAGCCTTAGATGCACAAATCGTGGATAACCAGATTTTTTACATCGATGAAAACGAACAACAAGTTCGTTCTGCGCGGTATGACATTGCCACTTCTAGCTTTAATATCTTTGATGCTTCTTTGCTTTCTCCTCAAGTTATTACAAATCCTGTGTCCACTGCCTCCTTGCGCCCAAAAAATGATGATGGAAGCTTCTATATTGTCGTTAATGGTGATGGGACCATAGCAATATTCCAATCTTTAGAAGACCAATCCGTCAATTCATGGACGCTTAGTGAGTCACGAGGAACTATTTATCAGGTGGCTGCCTCAAGAGATATAGCCTATATGACCATTAGGCGTTCTGTAACAACAGGAGCTACTGCCGCTGGTCTAGCCGATAACATATACACTGCCAATGTGAACTTTCAGGCCATAACCGACATTACAGCTGCCGCGGAAGATGCGGGAACAGATGTAACGATATTCGCGGCTGTCTCTGATTACGTCATTATTGGTCACGAGTCGCCGTTCTATAAATTAGCTGTGTCACTCAATACGCCGGCAAGCGCTAGCATTGACCCGACATTCGAGTATTTAGATCGGTTCGGGTTATGGACGAGTTTTACTCCTACGGATGGGACGTCAGGCTTTTCAGGGAATGGCGACATTACATGGATTTTAGACACCGACATGAGAGATTGGGCGCCAAGAGACATCTCTGAAAACCCCAGTGTTCATATACCGCCTAATACAATTGTGGGAATACCTACCAAGTTCTGGATAAGAATTAGACGAAATGAATCAACCTTGGTGACTGTTCCAATTGAGAATACTTTGCTTATCAACAGTGGTGACCGGGTATTTCTTGAGGGGGTAGATTTTGACCAACCCATGGATTCTGCTGTTCTAACCGAATCAGATTCCAATGGTTTAGTGACGGGGTTAACCCATTTAATAGGCCAACAAGTCTATGTTCTATCAAACACTATTCCTGAAGGTCCATATTTTGTAAGCGCCACGGGAACTATCACGATTAAAAACCCATCAACTGTTACAGACTCGGTTCAGGTTGGCATCAACTTTATCCCAGAGGTTGTGCCAATGCCAATCGTTGTAACAGAGCAATCTGGGATTAATATATTTCAACAAAAACTTATCAAGCAGATTTATATCTATTACTATAATTCTATTGGGATATTGGTTAACGGCGAGGAAATACCCACGTTGAAGGTCGGCTCACTCGTTTTAGACCAACCTCCAATCCCTGTTACAGGATTCTATGACTTATCTCCTCGCCGAGGTTGGGATCCTACAGCTATAAACACTATCAGTCAAAACTTACCGTTGCCCTTCACCATCATTGGGATAGGCTACATTTTGGAGGCATCATGACAGGCGAACCCGTCTCATCCGCATTATTATTAATGGCATCGGCGGCAACAACAGGCGCTGGATTATATGCATCTAAGCAGCAGGCAAAACTAGACAGGTCCATTAACGCAGCAGAGACTGAGCGTGCCAAGCTGGCTGGAGCTGAGACAGCGCTTGTGGCGTCAAGGGATTTTAGGACGGCGCTTTCTAGTCAGTTGGCGATAGCCTCCCTAAGAGGAGGTTCTGGAGGTTCGCTGTCTAGTACTTTTGGCTCCAAGTCTATTGCCAATTTCTTGTCTGATCAGCGCTCATTAGAGTCCCAACAGAAATTCCTTGGGATCAGATCTGACATTCGAAATGCCGAGATTGGAAGCCAAAGGCTTAGCAGAGATGCCAAATCAGTTGGATCTCTCCTGTCGGCCGGTCTAGACTATGTAAATCTTAATAAGAAGTGAGGCTTAAATGGCTAATGATTTAAAAGTAATTCCAAAGCAATTTATTACTCAACCAATGGATTTGGGTCGCACTGATGCGTTCTCTCGCCTTCAATCAAGTTTAACTCAGCTATCAGATTATGCAGCTGGAGAAGCTGGAAAAATATTTTTGGATGAGGCCAAAAAGAAGGGCGAAAAGAAAGCATTTTCGAACATAGGTAAGCCTCAGAAATCTGCGCCAGGACTAACTGGAGCTACGAAAGCTGAAAATGAGGCTTATTTGAGCGCCACATCAAAGCTTTTATCGGTAAATCTAAATAGTTTGCTAACTAGAAACACTGAGTATGTGACCGAAAACTTAGAGAAACTGGGTCAAAGAGCACTTCCAAAGCTAGCAGCTCTTAATAATGCCACGATGGAAGGGTTCGAATCTCAGGTTCCAGATGAATTAAAACATGATATGCAATACCAGTTCATATTGGGCCAAGAAAAGACTATGGCCTATATGATGACTAAGGTATCGGCCTTTAATAATAAAAAGGCTGCAGAATCTTTTACGGCTACTTTCACATCAGATCTTAAAAATGTAACTGAAACAATATTTTCTGGCGACCAACAGGGTGCTGAAGAAGCGTATGCTCATGCCAAGAAAACAATTCAAGATTATAAAACTTTAGGTAAGATTTCCGAAGTACAAGAACAGCAGTTTAACTCCCAGTTATCGTTTGCGGTTTCAGACGCTCGTGCTGTCTCGGGTTTTCTAAGGGCTAGGGCTCAAGGATCTGATGCCGAAGCGGAGTATCTACATGATGCAGCTACAGAGCAGCCAACTGGAGTCAGCCGAGAACAATGGGTTTCGGGACAAAGCGCCATAGCTAAAGAAATGTCACGTCTTGGAAAGCTTGAAGTAGAACATTATTCAGCAATAAAATCAGAAATATCTAATGGGATCGCCACAGGACGTATTGCTACTGAGGACGATTTAAAGCCGTATTATAATAAGCTTCCTGCTTCTGTAATCATGGATTTCAGAACCAAGATGCTAAAAGCTAATGATGAAGATAACAAACTTCAGGTTAAGATTGATAATCATAATATGCTTCTTGAAACTGACCCAGGTGCAGCTACACTTACGCCTGATAATGTTAAGGATGCTGCTTTTGAGCAAAAACTACAGCCTCTTATTGATAGAAAAATAGCTGAAACGGGAGACCCTAACGCTAAGTTAAACTTGCGAGAAATGGTTCCTATTGTCAGGCAGGAGGCAAGTGGAATTAGATTGTTTACAGCAAAAATGGAATATGGATTAAAAAGCGAGATTCCAGCTGTTCGACAAGATGCCATATTAGCCTACAAAGATTTAAATGGCTCGACTGGGCATTTGGGTAGAGCAAAGGCATTACAAGTTGATGCAATGTCGGACCGAATCGCTTATATGGCTCTTGGATTGGCTGGTGAAGCAGGAAACACCTTAGATTCGGCAATGGAAACAGCGCAAAAATCTATCATGCTAATAAACGATTCTCAACGATTTGCAAATATTGAATCTTACAAAGCTAAGTTTGTTATGGGTACAAAAGGTGTTAAAGGTTTTAATAATGCATTTAAAAATGCATCTGGCGTAGATGCAGCTAATAATTCATTCGCATCTGTAATATACAGAAATTTATTAAGTGCTAACTGTGAAAATATGCCCAGTATGGTAGATGCTGAGAATTTAACAAACCTTCAGTTCAATCAAAGTTTTTCTACGTCAGCCTATAATAAAGACCCTAGTCAGGTTATGCAATATTCTCCAGAACTTGTTGTGGATAAAGCACAGCAAGGAAGATGGCTGAAGAATCAAGAAATATTACAGCTCTATGGTGTTGTAAAAGGTCTTGAAAATGCGCCCATCTATAAAGTAAATCTTGATAAAAACTTAAAAAGGGTTGGCGAAATATCAAGTCAAATTGCGAATCAACCATTATCGGACATGCAAAGAGTGAAGCTTAATAAAGAATTTGAGCGGCTTAACAAAGAAATTGGATATGCAGCGTATGATGGTCCGGATATAAAATGGACCATGGGAACTTTAAAAGATAGTTATACAGAAAATGAACTTTTAAATACTGATATTTTAATTGAGTCTACACGAGAGAAAATATCTAGAGGTCGTGGTGGAATATCGGAAGAAGGCGCTCTTGGTTTGGCGGTTGGACAAGCTTTTTCAAATCGATCTAGGTCATCAAGAAGACCTACCATCGGATACGGCGGACAAAATAAAGAGGTTTATCTATCCTCTTCGCTGGCCACCATGAATAGAGAGGATGGCCTGAAAGAATACTCTTGGGAAATTTCAAATGGAATAGGGGCGCCTCTCCCTTTAGGAAACCCTTTAAATAAATCTGAAAACCCGCAATTTAAGGGGAATGCAACTTTTGTTGTTACTCCTTTTGAAAAGTTCTTGCCAAAAACTGCAAAAACCATGAATGACAAAACAATTTCTCAAATGACTGAAAAAGAACAAAATGCTCTGTTCTCACAAGAAAATCCGCTTTCATTCTGGGAGTTCACCTTTAATAAGAAAAATGCCATTGAAGAACGTTTTAACAAGAAAGCGGCATTTAAGAAAAAACATGAAGCAGAAGCTAAAGCTCGAAAGGGGCCACCTAAATGATTGAAGACGAACAGGTTAACACGAACGACCTAATTAACTCATTAAATAATACTTCTGTAGAAAAAGTTGGACTGGGTTCGTTTGAATTCAATAGAGAGGTCGAGATACCCAGAGAGAAGCCTGGTATATTTAGGTCGCTTCTCGAAACAGAAAACCCAATAGGTTCTGGCCTTAGATATATGCAGACCAGATCCTCTCTAGCTCAAATAGAACCACTTCCTGGATACAATTGGAGAGATGGGGTTCCGGTAGACCTTCAATCTGAATCATGGCAATACATAGAAGCTGATAGTCCTTTAAAGGCTATCGAAATCACAAATAGGATAAGAGACTCTCAATCGGCCAAAGCTGTGATAGCCGAGAACCCATGGACATCATTTGGTATGAGCATTCTTGCCGCTCCATTTGACCCAACAAATTATTTGCCTGGTGGAACTATTTTTAAGAACCTAAGCCGAGGAGCTAATGTGTTCAAGTCGGCAAAATCAGTGGCCCTCTCGAATATGTTGGCCACGATACCTCAAGAAGCAGTTCTTTTGTCTTCTCAGTTTGACCGAGACTATAAAGAATCTACAGCTAACTTTTTTGGTGCAGGGGTAGTTGGAGCTTTTGTAGGAGGTGGGATAGGTGCTTTATCTCCCAAAATAGCAAAAGGTGCAAAATATGATGCTGCCGATGTCGCAATTGACGGGGTGGGCATACCCAAAGAACGGCCAATGAACGATTTTACGACCAAAGCCGAAGCCGTCAATATGATGGAAACAGCCAATACCCGAACTTATGAGAGGCAAACTCCTCAGGAATCAGTAGCCTCAGCAAGACAAAGTTCACTAACTTTAGATGAGGTTACAAAGCAAAGGAATGCCGAAGCTAAGGCAGCCGGAAAAGACAATTTATATCATACGATGCCCACAGAGGAGATAATCGAGTGCATTAAAACCACCGATTATGCCGTAAACACCCATAACATGGTGTCTACTTTCGTTAAAAAAGACTTAGAGGTCAAGGCCAAAACCCCAAAACCCACCATTATGGAAAGGGTATCGTCCTTTGTGACTGGCGAAGAGAAGGCAGCTCCCGATTTTAGATCGAAAATCTTTCTTCCTCCTTCAGTTATTAAGGCATCCAATGTCTATTCAAAGGTAAGCCGAAAAGAATTAGTCGATATGGCACTTAAAAGCGAAGCCGAACTGGCCAAGGTTATGGCTCATAGCGACGAACTATATGCCAACATGAACAAGTACCAAGCTTCTTTATTAGCCTCAGATACAAACAAAGCTATCTATGCAAGGATGACAGAAGCTCAGGCCCTAAAAGCCGCCAACTCTAATCCTGATATTGTTAAGTACTCAAGCCTTAATAACTTTGATGCTATGACTCCAAACCCAGAAAGAACAAGTGTGGGTGCTGCTGAGTCTACCGGACCTATGGAAAGGCTAAAGGCTGAAGTTGAAGAACAAAAAGCTGACTTAAGGACTGAGGAAGAGATACTAAAAGGGGAAGAGCTACCCGGTTTAGCTAAACAAACACTTAGGGCAACCTCATTTATAAGCCCAAGAAACGCGATGATGAACTCAAAGAACCCATTTATACGTCAGTTGGCGGATATGTTCTTTGAAAGTAATTGGATTAAAAACAAGTTTGACCCAGAAGGGGCGAATATAGCCCGAGATATATCTGTAGAAACCTCAATGAAAGTCGCTTTTGGGAAGATAGAGCGGGTCATGAAAGACTATATGGACATATTTTATGACCAAGCTGGCATTGGAAAGGTCGGTTTATTCAAACCAGAGCGGGCATTGGCAAGCAAACAAGGCCTGTCTTTGCTTCAATTTGGCGAGCAAGTGTCTTACGCCTTGAGAAATGGGGACTTAAGTGATAACCCAAGCGTTCAAAGAGCAGCTCGGCTTATGAGAGATAAAGGCTTCGAGCCTTTAAAAGAGGCCGCCATTAAGGAAGGGCTACTGCCAGAGAATGTATCGGTTGAAACGGCAGATAGCTACCTGAGCAAACTGTACAACAATCAGCTGATAAAAGAGAATCAGGGTCAGTTCCGGTCACTTATTGCGCCTTGGTTCAAACAAAAGAATGAAGAGCTTAGAGCTATTCAGCCCATGATTGATGCAAAGCAAGCTCAAATTGATTTGTATAAAGCTGAAATCAAGAAATCACCTGAACGAAAAGCCAAAGTAAAAGTCCTAAAAGAAGCATTAGCCACTGAAAGGGCAAAGCCTAATTCTAAAGATAAAAAAGCAAGAATCGAAGAATTAAGAGAGCAAATAAAAGTTGCCAAGGAAGAAGTAGATGCAAACAAATCATCAGATCTAAAATCATTGGTAAAAGAACTAGAGGCAGAACTTTCTGAATCTATTCCTAAGGACCTAAAAGACTCAGATGGGAAGGTGAGAAAAGTCATAAATGACGAAGCTCAAATGGATGCTGTCATTGACCAGACTATCGACAATGTCCTAGGCAGAGGACAAGATAAATTGGCTAATCCTCTTGCTGGAAGAGTGGGCAAAGGAGGCCAAGTTAATGCGCTTAAGAACAGAGCGTGGTTAATCCCCGATGAGACCGTAGAAGAGTTTTTAATAAACGATCCACTCTCAATATTAGAGAGCTACGCAAAACAAATGGTTCCGGAAATAGAGCTCAGTAAAATATCAAAAAATATATTTAGTGAAAAAAGAATTAATGCAAAACTTAAAACTTTAAAAGCAAGATTAGAAACTGCCATTGCAAAAGAAGGAAACGAAGCGCAAGTAAAACTTCTGCAAGAATCTATTACAAATGAAGAATCTAGAATATCTAAAATTAGGAAATCAATACAAGATAATCCAGAGAGTCCAACTATTGATCAAGCGGTTTCTCAGGTAATAAGAGAAGCTTCCGAATACAGAGAAAAATTAAAAGCAGATGCGATTGATGCAAAAGAAGCTGCAGCCATTGAGAAAGCTTTTGATGTAGATGAAAAGAATATATTGGATAGTATCGACATTTTAAGAGGCGTGTACAAAGGTGGTTCAAACACATTAAATGGAACTGCAGGAACCATTCTTAGAAATATAAAGAAGTGGAACTACTTAAGATACATGGGGTACATGGTTATCTCCAGCATCCCAGATTTGGCAATGCATGTATTGCGTCATGGACCTGTCGCTTTTGCTCAAGAAGGGCTAGCTCCTATGATGCAAAAGATAAGTGGATTAAAGAACCTGCAGCATAACATGGATATGTTGTACGACTTAGGTAGATGCATGGAAACCTGCATGGGACAAAGGTTAAAGTCATTTGTAGATGGAGAAGCGGTAACGGTGCAGCCAGGAAAGATTACTAGAACCTTTGATTACCTTTCTAACCGTTTTGGTAATGCCACCTTATTTAATCAATGGCAAGACCAGATGCAGTTTATTGCCGGCAACATGTCTATCTCTAGAACGCTTAGAAGCATCGATGGATGGGCAAAAACTGGGAAGATGTCAAAGAGCGATGCCTTAAGACTCAATGCTCTAGGGCTTGGAAAAGAACATTGGGCGCCTATTCATGCTGAATGGAAAAAGCATGGCGGTATAGAAAATGGTTCTTATTGGTCAGATTATGGAGCTTGGGACCTACAGAACTTAGAAGTATCCGACACCTTTAATGCTTTTAAGGCTTCTATTATTAATGAAATTGACTCGACCAACGTCAGGGTAGGGATGGGCGATAAGCCTAGATTGGCCTATGACCCAGCTTTTGGACTCATTATGCAGTTCAGACAGTTCATGTTAGCGGCAACTAACACCGTTTTAACCTCTGGGCTTTCTAGGAACGACCAGAACTTTTACATGGGTCTTGTGTCCCTTATAGGAATGGGTGGCTTAGCTTACACGATATCTTCAAAGCTTAAGAACCCAGAAAAAGAAGTAGATACATCTCCTGGAACCTTTTTGCTTAATGCCGTTGATAGAAGTGGCGTACTTGGCGTGTTCATGGAAGGATTTAATATTGGGCACAAGTTCTTGCCGATTGGGGGGAATGTGAGCCGATATCAGCAAAGGAGCAAGCTTGGAAATCTGCTTGGTCCAACTGCTCAAGCTATAGACGATATAGCTTATGTTTTAAATGCGGCTCAAAACTCTTTATCAGAAGATGGAGAAAACCTGAGCACAAAAGATATTCAAAAGACAAAGGCATTAGGGGTTTATCAAAATCTTTGGTGGGCAGATTACGCGACAAAACAATTACTTAACAAGGCAGCCGTAAGTCTAGGAGCAGAGGAAGCATAATGGCAAATATAACGATTAATGACATCCCAACGCGTGCGCAATACACAGCTTCTGGCGGTCAGACTGTTTTTAGTTACACGTTTCCCATCAAAGAAAACACCGATTTACAGGTTTATGCGCGAGATCCTGATGCTCAGCCCGACGATGCTGCTCAATTATTGACCATAACGGTTGATTATTCGGTGACAGGTGCTAATTCAGCATCTGGTGGTACCGTTGTTCTCGTTGTTCCCGCTGCTCTGGGTGACATTATTACTATCGTTGGCGCTAAACCCATTGACCGGTTAGCCATATATGATCAGTCAGTCACCTTGTCCAAGGCAGATTTGAACAATGACTTCAATGACAACGTCATGTATGAGAAGCAAACCGAGACGTTTCTTGACCAAATAACCCCGAAATACAATAGAAATGAGCTCGTTGGGCCAGATTCTAGACCTGACAAGCTTGTTCTTCCTATGTTGGGAGACGGCGAAGTTTGGGTTGGTCGTGGCGAGTTGGGTGATAACCCAGACGATATCGTGGCTGTAGAATTTGGAAGCCTTATAGATTTAGACGCTGACTTTGTTTTAGGAACTGCCAATTTGGATTTTCCTAATGCTCAGCCACTAGGGGGTCTTGGTTCAGGGATATTATTTAACTCAGACGACGGAACGACGGGCACTCTTTTCATAACCACTATTGGTCCCGGGTTGAGTTTGAATTTAGGGACAAAAACCTTAGACACTGTGGGTTCCGGCTTTAATGTTGCATGGTTCACCGTAACAACTAGCACAGCAATGCAAACATCTAGTGGCTACATTGCTAATGGTGGTGCTCTTGTGGTTTTAACGCTTCCCGCTGTGGCTGCAGTTGGTGACGCATTGATGATTTTAGGTCGAGGAGCAGGCTTATGGTCTTTAGCTCAGGCCGCATCTCAAGTTGTACACTTTGGGAATGTATCGACGACTACAGGAGCAGGTGGAAGTATTACAGCAACCAACAGACGGGACACAATGATTTTAGTTTGCTCAGTCGCCAATCTCGAATGGACGGTTATGAGTTCTCAGGGCAGCTTAACAATAGTTTAGGAGATATTTAGATGGAAAATAACGCGATTAACGCACCGGTAAGTGCCTTTGGGAAAACTTTGATAGATGACGCTGACCAAGCAGCAGCTGTTGGGACATTATTTGATAACGCAACGCTGACTTCAGCTACCGTGGCCACGGGAGACTTGGTTTTAATACAAGACATTTCAAATGGAAAAGCTGCCAGAACTGTAACTGCACAGGCCATTGCTGATTTGGCGGGCGCTGCTGCGGCTCCTGCTGATGCTACGTATATTGTTCAGACAGCCAATGCAACGCTTAGTAATGAACAGGTTCTGGGGGCACTAGCAACAGGAATTATGATGTCTGCTAATGGAACTGGCGTGGTTTCTATTGCCACACAAGGTGTAGATTATTATGCTCCAGGCGGTACAGATGTGGCAATTGCTGATGGCGGAACTGGCGCATCAACCAATACAACCGCTATAAACAACCTTGTAAACAATGCAGCTCTTACGACGGCTACTGTAGCTTCTGGAGATTTGGTTCTTATACAAGATGTATCTGATACCAATAATTTAAAATCGGTAACAGCTCAGTCCATAGCTGATTTGGGACCAGGTGGTTCAGCAGCTCCAGGAGATGCAACATATATTCTACAAGTTCCGAACGGGTCTTTGGCCAGCGCTCAGAACTTGGCCGCATTAGCCACAGGAATAATGAAGAGCACGACGGCTACAGGAGTTGTTTCCATAGCTACAGCTAATGTTGATTTTCAGGCAGCAGATGCCACGTTGATAAGCATAGCCGCCTTGGGAACGGCAGCAGACCGAACTATTTACACTACTGGAGTAGATACGTGGGCTGAAACCCCAATTACGGCGGCAGGAAGGGCTCTGATTGATGATGCAACAGCTGGAGATCAAAGAACTACACTAGGTCTTGGAACAATTGCCACACAGAATTCTAGTTCAGTCTCTATAACTGGAGGCAGCATTACTGGGATTACAGATTTAGTGGTGGCTGATGGTGGTACTGGAGCCAGCTCTTTCGTAGCATACACGCCGATTTGTGGGGGCACATCTACAACCAATCCATTACAATCAGTTGTGTCGCTTAGTACAGCTGGATACGTGCTTACTTCCAATGGAGCTGGGGCATTGCCGACCTTCCAAGCGTCAGGTGGTGGTGGCGGAAGTGGGTCTTCTCAGTTTTGGATAGAAACGAATGGAGCAGGAACGTCGATATTGACGTCCTATAATGTATCTAGCATCGTTGATAATGGAGCAGGCAATTTAACGGTTATCTTTACGACACAATTTGCGACTGCAAACTATGTTCCCCATGTCAGCACGTTTAGACTTGGTAACGGATATAATCCGGCCATTATAGCGCAATCCGCAACCCAAGTTAATGTGGCAAACAATAATGGTTCTGGATTATTTACTGACCCAACTGATTGGTATGTTTCAGGATTTGGAAATCAATAACAAAAGGAGACTATATGAATACACAAAGTGGTGTTGCTAATGTGGTTTTATTGGTTATCGTGTTTGCGTGTGCTACCGGATACGCTTATTATAAGGCAAGTGGAGAAGCAGATTCTCCTTATGAAGAAACCATGGAATATGTGGCAGAGCATGAGGTTGAGAATTTGTTAGATCTCCCTAAAGATTCATTAAAAGATAAGATAGATTTAAGCCCAAATTCTAAAGAAAAATAAGATAAGGATCTAGCATTGGCAGTACAAGAAATAATTCCTAAGTTCGTTGCTAGAATTTATCAGAAGCCCTTGATGCGAGCGTTTTTTATTGAAAACAAGAAGCGCTTGCTTCAAATATGTCATAGAAGAGCGGGCAAGGATACTCTGGCCTGGCAGGTATTCTGGATGGCTGCGTTGTTAAAACCAGGCCTATATTTATACTTGGCGCCTATCATAAGCCAGGCTGCTTCAATCATTTGGAATGGTAGAGGAAAAGATGGTGTTTCCTTTATTGAATATATCCCTCCTCAAATTATCAAGAAGATAAATAACTCTACAATGTCAATTTACTTAATAAATGGCAGCATCATTAGAGTTACTGGTAGTAATAATTTCGAAGCAATTGTAGGTAGCAATCCGCTAGGAATTGTCTTTAGCGAATTTCAAAATTCAGACCTTAGAGCGTGGGAAATCTTGCGTCCAATTCTTGCCGAGAATGATGGATTTGCTATCTTCACAGCAACACCTCGCGGCTATAATCATCTATGGGATATGTATCAAACCAACAAAGAAAATCCAAGTTGGTATGTGAGTTTATTAACAGTGGATGATACAAGATTAGATAACGGTTTGCCTGTTATTTCCAATGAAGTTATAGATGAGGAAAGAAGGGCCGGTATGTCAGAAAGTGTTCTACAACAAGAATTTTATTGCTCTTTCTCTGCGGCAATAAAAGGAGCATACTATGCTGACGAAATGACGCTCGTGAAGGAAAGGGGGAGAATATTAAATTTTAATATTGATGCTTTTACACCGGTACATGTATCATTTGACCTTGGTATTTCCGATGCTACCTCAGTATGCCTCTTTCAAGTTTCTTCAGATGGAGATGTTAAAGTTATATATCATTGGGAAGAAACAGGAAGAGAACTCGCTCATTACGCTTTTAGACTTGAAAAGCTCAAATCAGAACTTGGATTTAAGAAGTACGGTCATATGTTTTTCCCTCATGACATCAAGGTGCGTGAGCTTGGATCAGGACTTACCCGAATCGAGCAACTTAGAAAATGTGGGATAAATCCCAGGGTTGTTGGCAATCATAAGGTTGTCGAGAGAATTCAATGTGTACGTGCGATGATGCACAAGGTTTGGTTTCATGAGACGAATTGTAAGTTCCTCATCCGCGCTCTATCGGAATACAAAGGAAAATGGGATGAGAAAAATAAAACCTCCACTGGTCCTGTTCATGACTCCTTTAGTCACGCTGCTGATTCTTTCGGCTATTTTGCAGTTGGTTACCTAGAAGCCTACGACAACAAGCAGTTGAACATCCAAAAACAATACGCTAAATTTATCCCATAAATACCCCTAATTTACCGAAAAATACCCCCTATTGTACGGAAAAATCGTACAGCTGAAGAACTCACTCGATAACTGGATAAATTTAGGTCATTTATCGTGTGAACATTGTGAACGTTGTGAACATAATTTCACATGAATTCAGGCGTCACAAAATGTGACATGACACGTCACATTTAAAAACAGTTGGCATAGACCACAAAATAATTGGCATACACTGACAGTCTTTGCCAAAAACAGAGGGTTGGCATTGGCATGGACCATTGATCAATGCCAATCGAAATAAAAATTCGCTCAGACGAAATAAAAATTCGCTCCTAGCGTATCGGGAGTGCGCTTTGTGCGCAAATTTTCCGCCCAACTATTTTTTCATTTGTACAATTCATTTAATGTGCATTTTTTCGTGAATATGATATCAAAATAACTAACTAAAGTAGTTAAAAAATGAGTAGGTGACAAAATGTAACCGACTGAAAACAGTTTGTTAACTTATGAAAAAATGTTGTGAATAATTGTGGTGATTATAAACATAATCACCCTTTTGGAGTTTTAGGCTCCGCAACCAAGGTTTGTTGTCTTTCTTTCCAGTAATCTTCAATTGAGCAAATAAGCTCATCGAGCAACTTAGATTTATGAATTATATCATATTCGTCTAAACTCATTTCAACAAGCTTAACAACTAAGTCTCTTTTTATTTTTAAATAATTTTCCCGATTTTTTGCCAAACGAGTAAGTTGCTTTTGCTGCATTCGTATTTTGGCCAAACTCGAGATTTTTTCCATTTTGTGGTGAGCGTATGTTGCGCAAGGATCAAATCCTTCATTTAATAGCCTATGGGAGTCATCTCGCTTTGATCTAGCTTGTTGTATTCCAACATAAGGATACATCCCAAAAGAAAGTTTTCGCTCAGTACCATTATAACGGTATTTAAACTTCCAGGCTTTAGACCCATTAGTAGAAATCAGCAGGTAAAGTCCCCTACCATCAAACATCTTGTATTCTTTTTCTTTAGGAATCAAAGAATCTATAATTTCATTTGTTAATCGATTGGAAGTTATTTTTGCCATATCATATCGGAATTGTCGTTATAATATTTTTTAACTCTTCTATATGATCGAACATTTTTCTCATCTTTTTTGTTTTTAATTTACGTCCTTGATTATATCCGAAGTAAAATGCATACATAGTATGTATTAGATTATAAAGAATTATAAAATCCGCTTCTTGCATTTCAGGAGGATCATCTTTAAATATAGGTTGTTGTTTGATACAAAGATACAAAAGATTTATACTTATTTCTAAAGCTTCTTTACCTTCTTGTTTTGTGTTTTTCATTTAGTGTTTTAGTTCATCTTTTTGTCGTAATTTACATCATGATAAGCATGATACATAACAAGCATTTCTTCTTGCGTTAGAACTTTACTTTCTTCAAGATGAGTTCTAATTGAGTTCTCAACGTCAACAGCTTTAAGGATGCTGACTCTCATCATATTTAAGCACTTAAACAGTTCAAAGCAATATCTAGCCAACTCTTCTTTTTTGATTTTTTCAAAATCGCTTTCCCAGTATCTCTTTAATCTGGCATCAATTTTATTTATTTTATTTACGAGCTCATTTTGTTCTTGTGATAAAACAGATCCAACCAAAGCTTGCACATCGTCATAAAATTTCATGGTGGCATCATAAGCTATTTTCATTCTTTCTGGTGAAATGCTCATATTGAATCCTTTAAGATTATTTTATTAAAATCCGGCC